ATATTAGTACCTACAACAAGTTTAGTAGAACAAATGTATTCAGACTTTTTAGATTATGGTTGGTTAGAATCTTATATGCAAAAAATTTATCAAGGTCACGATAAAAAAGTTACCAAAGATGTAGTCATATCTACATGGCAGTCATTATACAAGTTTCCCAAAAAATATTTTGAACAGTTTGGTTGTGTCATAGGTGACGAGGCACATACTTTTAAATCTAAATCATTAACATCTATTATGAATAAATTACATCTATGTAAATATCGTTTTGGTTTAACAGGTACACTTGATGATTTACAAACACATAAACTAGTATTAGAAGGTGTATTTGGTGCTGTAAATAAAGTGATATCAACAAAAGAATTGATTGATAAGAGAACATTATCAAATTTAAAAATTGATAGTTTGATTTTAGGGTATCATGAAAATGAATGTAAAATAGTAAAAGATTTAAAATATGCAGATGAGATAGATTACATTGTTAGACACAAACCGCGGCTATTTTTTGTTAATAAGTTATTGTCACCACTAAAAGGTAATACTTTAGTATTATATCAATTTGTAGAAAAACATGGAAAGCCTTTATACGATTTAATATTGAACACTTATAAAGACAGAAAGGTATTTTTTGTAAGTGGTGATGTTGATGCATTGACTAGAGAAAAGATTCGTGCCATTACAGAAAAATCATCTAATGCTATAATTGTTGCATCATATGGTACATTTTCTACTGGTATTAATATTAAGAATTTACATAACATTATTTTTAGTTCACCATCTAAAAGTAAGATAAGAGTATTACAATCAATAGGTCGTGGTTTAAGATTGGGTGATAATAAAAATGAATGTAAATTATTTGATATTGCTGATGATTTTAGTTACAAAAGTAGACAGAACTTTACACTTCAGCATTTTATGGAAAGAATAAATATATACAACCAAGAGCAATTTGATTATACAATTCACAGGATAAAACTATGATAAATGAAGATGATTATTTAAAGTTAAAAGAAATGTATGACTATAAAAGAAAAATAGAATATAATAAAGAAAAAACAAAAAAAAGAATAGATGAAATGTTTAATGAATTTAATATTCTCGGTGGAACAAAAGAAGAATTATTTGACCACTTTTGGTGTAATGTAAATTATAATAGCACAGATTTTGATGACCCACCAAGTGATTGGGTACCAGAAAATCAAAAATTAAGGTTATGGAATGAATAAAGAAATACAACCTAGAATATTTAAACTTTCAAATGGTGATGAAATCATTTGTATGGTACATGATACATTAAATGATTATTTTAAAATTTCGTTACCTTTAAAGTTAGTAAACTTAACATCTATGAATAAGAAAGGCGAATACGAAGAAAATCTTGCTCTTCGTAAATGGACAACATTTACTGATGAAAAAACATTTGCCATACAAAAAAATCAAGTCATAGTTCATCATAGTGTTACCACAGGTCTAACAAAATATTACGAGTATATAGTAAAAAGATTTAAAGATTTTGATAATCACTCTAGTTTAAAAAAAGCAAATGATGAATTAGAAAATAAAATGTCTGCAGAATCAGATATATCAGATGAAGATAAGTTTGAGGATATGATTGATGAATATTGTAATTATTATCCAGAATCTAAATTAAAGAATTAATTCATCGAATTCAAGAAGATTATACCAAGTAAAAACCAATCTGTCAATGCAAAATAAATATTAAAAGGTGATTGACATATATTAAAAATATGATAGTATATGATAAAGGAAAATATAGATGGCTGCAAATGCAAAACACTATGTTAATAATAAAGAATTTTTAGAGGCAATAATAGAGTGGAAAGAAAAGGTAAAAGAATCAGAAGCACAAGGTGAAGATACTCCACCAGTTTCAGATTATATAGGTGAATGCTTTTTAAAAATTGCACAACACTTATCTTACAAACCAAACTTTATTAATTATACATTTAAAGAAGAAATGATTGGTGATGGTATTGAAAACTGTTTACAATATGTAAATAATTTTAATCCTGAAAAATCAAAGAATCCATTTTCATACTTTACACAAATAATATATTATGCTTTCATTCGTAGAATTCAAAAAGAAAAAAAACAAACTCATGTAAAACATAAAATTATTGAGAAAAGTATGATGCCTACATTTGAACAGAATCCTTTAGATGAAACCAATTATGGTAATCAATATATGGATTATTTACAAAAGAATATGTTACCACAAGACGGTCAAGAGGTTTACAAAAGTAAATCTAAAAAAAAAGAAACTAAAAAAAGTTTAGAAAACTTTTATGAAGAGGAGTAATAATATGTTTAGTTTTATAACAAATTTATTTAAACCAAAAGTAAAGACAGTTAAAAAGTCAAGACTTATGACTATGACTAAAAGAGAATTAGAAAAAGTAGGTCGTAAATATGGTATTGAGTTAGATAGAAGACACTCAAAAGATGATTTAATTGAAGAACTTTGGTCACATATAAATGGAAAAAAATAATGTATGAATATAAATGTGAAATAGTAAGAGTTGTTGATGGTGATACAGTTGATGTAAATATTGATTTAGGTTTTAATACTTGGTTGTGGAAAGAAAGAATTAGACTAAAAGGTATCGATACACCAGAATCAAGAACCAAAGACCCAGAAGAAAAAAAGGCTGGATTATATGCAAAGAGTATAGTTGAGAATTTTTTACCAGTTGGTTCTACACAAGTTCTTAAAACAAGTAAAGATAAAAGTGGTAAGTTTGGTAGAACACTTGGTGACTTTGTTATATTTGATGGTGAAGAAGATAGACAAAGAACTTTAGTAGAATATATGATACAACATTACATAGGTGTTCCTTATGAGGGTCAATCAAAAAAACTTATACAAGAACAACAGCTTAAAAATATATCATATTTAAGAGCTGAGGGTGTTTTAGATTAAATATGAAAATTGCTTTAATTACTGATACTCATTTCGGTGCAAGAAATGACCATGAACATTTTAATACTTATTTTCATAAATTCTATGAAGATATATTTTTTCCATACTTAAAAGAACATAATATTAAAACTTGTATACATCTGGGCGATGTAATGGATAGAAGAAAATTTATTTCTTTTAAAATTGCAAAAGACTTTAGAGAAAAGTTTTGTGAAACTTTTGTGACAAATGGTGTAGATGTCCATATGATAGTAGGTAATCATGATACATACTATAAGAACACTAATGATGTAAACTCACTTGACGAATTGATTGGACAAAGATATCCATCAATAAAAATATATAAAGAAGCCACAACAGTTGACTTTGATGGTTTTCCTATATTTTTAATACCGTGGATTAATGCTAATAATTATAGCAAAACGATTGATGCAATGAATGAAACAAGAGCAACTCAAGCAATGGGTCATTTAGAAATCAAAGGTTTTGAAATGAATCATAATATGCGTTCTGAAACTGGAATGGATAAATCTATATTCAGTAAGTTCGAGGCCGTATTCTCTGGCCACTTTCACAAAAAATCTGACGATGGTCACATATTTTATTTAGGTACACCTTATCAAATATATTGGAATGATGATAAATGTCCAAAGGGTTTTCATATTTTTGATACTGAAACTAGAAGTATGGAAAGAATAATTAATCCTTATACAATATACAAAAAAATATATTATGATGATACAACAGGTATACCAAGTAAAGATATAGAGTCTATTAAAGATAAGTTTATTAAATTAGTTGTTGTTAACAAAAACGATTTATATAATTTTGATAGATATGTTGATTGGTTACTAACAGAATCACAAGCACACGATGTAAAAGTTATTGAAGATTTTTCTGAATTAAAAGCAGAAAACATATCAGACGAAATAGTAGAGAACACTCAAGATACTATGAGTATTTTAGAAAATTATGTAAATGATTTAGATGTTAAAAATCTCAACAAAGACAGACTTAAAGCTTTACTCAAAGGTTTGTATGTTGAGGCTAGTAACATGGAAATATAGGAAAAGAAAATGAGAAACTTTTTATTTGTATTTACATTATTATTTGCAACAACTTTGTTTGCACGAGACCAAATTAAAATAGTAGGTAGTTCTACTGTATATCCATTTGCAACAACTGTTGCAGAACGATTTGGTAAAACTAGTGGATTCAAAACTCCAGTAGTTGAGTCAACTGGTTCTGGTGGTGGATTAAAATTATTTTGTGCTGGTTTAGGTACACAACACCCAGATATAACAAATGCATCAAGAAGAATAAAACAAACCGAAATAGATAATTGTAAAAAGAATGGTGTAAAAGATATTACAGAAGTTAAAATTGGTTATGATGGTATTGCAATTGCAAACTCAAAAAAAGGTGTAAACTTTCATTTATCAACAAGAGATTTATATCTCGCACTTGCAAAAGATGTACCAGCAGATATTAATGGTAAAACTGTTAAACCTAATCCATATAAAAAATGGAATGAGATAAATCCAACATATCCAGACTTACCTATTGTTGTTTACGGCCCACCACCAACATCTGGTACTAGAGATGCACTTAA